TCGGAATCCTGCCGGCGCCGCCGAGCAACCGCTTCATTCAGACCGAGCGCCAGACGCTACTCAGCTCCGGTGTGGCCACCAGCTACTTCGGCGGCGGCGCAGTGCGCATCGAGCGCGCGGTGACGACGTATCAGAAGAACCTGTTCAACCAGGCTGATCCGTCCTACCTCGACAGCGAGACGATGCACCAGCTGGCGTACATCCTGCGCAACCTGCGCAGCGTGATCACGACCAAGTACCCGCGCCACAAGCTGGCCGACGACGGCACGCGGTACGGCGCCGGGCAGGCGATCGTCACGCCGAACGTGATCCGCGGCGAGCTGATCGCGATGTACGCGAAGCTGGAAGAGGCCGGCGTGGTCGAGAACTCCAAGGCCTTCCAGGAGAACCTGATCGTCGAGCGCGCGCAGAACGATCCGAACCGCCTCAACGTGCTGCTGCCGCCTGACCTGGTCAACCAGCTGCGCGTCTTCGCGGTGCTGGCGCAGTTCCGCCTGCAGTACTAAGCAGCCGGCGGCAACCTTCCACATATCGAAAGGCAAAACATGGGCAAGAAAGTTGCAGGCACCTGCTACATCAAGGTGAACGGCGCACAACTGGAAGTGAAGGGCGGCATCGAGGTGCCGCTCAGCGATACCGTGCGCGAAACGGTGCCCGGCCTGAACGGACCGGCCGGCTTCAAGGAAACCGTCCGCACGCCGTTCGTCAAGCTGGCGGCGATCTTCCGGGATGACTTCCCGATGGAGACCGTGCGCGATTCGACGGATCTGACGGTGACCGCCGAGCTGGCCAACGGCAAGGTCTACACGCTGTCCGGCGGTTACCTGGTCGGCGAATCCACTGTGAAGGCGGACGAAGGCGAAGTCGAGCTGGAGTTCGAGGGCGCGAAGGGAATCTGGCAATGAAGAAGGTCGAGCTCAGTAAGCCGATCACCGCGCACGGCCAGCAGGTATCGGAGCTGGAGCTGGCCGAGCCGCAAACGGCGGATGTCATGGAGCTGGGATATCCCTACCTGGTCATTCCCAGCGAAGAAGGCGACACCGGCATCGAGGTGCGCCCGAAGGTGATCGGCCGATACATCATGCGCCTCGCGAAGATCCCGAAGAGCTCCGTCGAGCAGCTCGACCTGAGCGACTTCCAAAAGCTGCAGGGGGTCGTCATGGATTTTTTCGGGACCTGACGGGCGACGAGGGCCAGTTCGAGGACCGTGTCTACGATCTGGCCTACTTCTGGCGCGTTGACCCGTCGGCGGTCGAGGCGATGCCGCTGAGCCGGTTCATGCGGCAAGAGCGGCAGGCGCTGCGCATCGCATCACACATCAAAGCAGGAGAGGGAGATGGCTAAGAAATTTCATCTGCAGGCCATCATCAGCGCGGTCGATAAGATCACGCCGACGCTCAAGGGCGTCCGGCTGGGCGTGAAGATGGCGCACAAGTCCTTCAAGGACCTGGGCTCGGCCTCTCGTTCCCTGCTCGGTAGCCTTGGGCTGCCGGCCACGATCGGCTTCGCAGGGTTCGCATACGGAGCGATGCGGGCCGCCAATGCCGCCTTCTCGTTCGCTGGCGCGACCAAGGACGCGGCGGAGATTGCCGGCGCCACGACCGACTACCTGCAGGCGCTGCAAGTAGTGTTTGGTGGCGCTGGCGTGTCGGCCGAGGGGACCAACGATTCCCTGAACAAGCTGAACAAAAACATGGCCGATGCCGCGGCCGGAAAAAATGCCGGTTTCGCTGAGCTGTTCAGGCGCATGCGCGTCCCTTTGCGCGACGCGAACGGCGAGATCAGGAAGCTCGATGACGTGCTTCCTGAATTGGCGGCAGCCTTCGAAAAGAACACCGATCCGGCTGTGCGCAACCGCATGGCCGTGGAGATGTTCGGCAAGTCCGGGGCCAAGCTGATCCCGATCCTGGCTGCAGGGAAGGACGGCTTCAAGAAACTGACGGACGAGGCCCAACGCCTCGGAACCGGCGTTTCGGCGAAATCGATCGACAACATCGATGCCCTCAGCAAGAAGTTCGACACGCTGGGGCAGCAGATGCGCGCCCAGACGAACGAGATCATCGGGGAGTTGTCACCGCACGTGATGCCGCTGGTCGAGGGCATCGTCGAGTGGGTGGCCGCAAACAAGGAACTGATCCGCGCGGAGGTCGGTGCCTGGATCCGCGATGTGGCCGCGTCGATCAAGGGCTGGCTCGCCAGCGGCGGGATGGACCGCCTGAAGGCGGGCATCGAGTCGCTGGTCTCGGGCATTGGATCGTTCGTCAATGCGATGGGCGGCATGCGGAACGTAATGATCGCCTTCGGCGTCCTGATTGCCCTCGGGCCCGCCGCCTCGATCGCACAGCTGGCAGCCGTGTTCGTCCAGATCGGAACCTACGTGGCGCCTCTGGTGGTGAAGTCCCTGCTCGTGATTGGCGCCGCCTTCAAGAGCGTGGCCCTCGCGCTGCTGACAAACCCGATCGGACTGGTGGTCACGGGGATCGCGCTTGCGGCCGGCCTGCTGATCTACAACTGGGACAAGATCGGCCCGTGGTTTGCATCCCTCTGGACCAACGTGCAGGGCTACTTCAGAGGCGCATGGGAAGGCATCAAGACACTGTTGTCCTGGTCTCCGCTTGGTCTGGTGATGAAGACCTGGGAGCCGCTTGTCAGCTGGTTCTCTGGTTTGTGGGACCGTGTAAAGGGCTTCATCGAGCCGATCGTCAGTGCAGGCAAGGCGGTTGGCGGCTGGTTTGGCGGCGGGAAGCAGGCGCAGCAGTCTGGCGGGCTGGCAGGAGGGCGCTCGCCGCTTGTAGCTGCCGGCGGACTCGCCAGTCAGGCCAACGTGAGCGGCGAGATGCGGGTGCGCTTCGAGAACGCGCCGCCGGGGATGCGCGTTGACCAGGGCAAAACGAATCAAAGTGCGCTGGCTTTCAACCCCGACGTCGGGTACCGGATGGCCGCTTACTAAAGCGACGGCTCTGCTATATTGCCGGAAACAAAACTTTTCACGGCAATAAGGGGAGTGCTATGTCAAAGCTGAAGAAAGTCGGTCTGTGGGTGCTGGGTATTTTCGTCGGCCTCACCATCTTGGGTGGCATCATCGGCGAGTCGCCGGAAGCGCAGCAGGCGGCCACGCCGGCCGAGTATCCGCCTGTGGCGGCTCAGCCGGTGGCGGCGGTTGCGGACCCGGAGGCAGAACGGAAAGCAGCCAAAGAGCAGGCACACGAACGCGCAAGGGCGATTTCGGCCAAGGCACTGGAGGGGATCAAGCTGGCGCCGAAGTGGGAGTCGGTCGAGGCGCGCAAGGTCGAAGCTGACTACTATCACGTGGTCATCTGGTACAAGCGCGATCCCAGCAGCTATGGCGAGGTTGAGCGTGACACGAAGGAAGTGGCACGCGCGCTCTTGCGTGAGATTCAGTCCGCTGGTGCCCTTGACGAGAAAAACTACTTCATGGTGGTGGCGGTCAGCGGCCGGATGAAGGAAAAGGGTGAAACCGGCCGTGACATGGTTCGGCTGTTCGGCGAGACGACATACGACATCTCGAAAGATTCACTGAAGTTCAAGCCCAGCGCATAGCGGGTTTGGGCAGCGAGAGAAAGGCACCTTCGGGTGCCTTTTTTATTTGGGCGGACACATGGCTTGGAAAGACAAACTGCAGCCGGCATCCTTCCGCGGCGTGCCCTTCGAAGTCGAGTCCGACGACGCCACCTTCGGCCGGCGCGTCCAGGTGCACGAGTATCCGCACCGGGACCAGCCCTATGTCGAGGACCTGGGGCGCGCGGCGCGGGAGATGAACATCACCGCGTTCCTGGTCGGTCCCGACTACATGGACAAGCGGGATCGCCTGCTTGCCGCCATCGAGGAGGCCGGGCCCGGCACGCTGATCCATCCGTGGTACGGCGAGCGCAAGGTCTGCATCCGCGAGCCGGCGTCCGTCTCGCACAGCACCAGAAATGGCGGCATGTGCGTGATCTCGCTGGCGTTCGTCGAAGCGGGCGAGCTAGCGTTCCCGGAAGCGCGCGACTCGCACGGCGCGCAGTCCCTGATTGCTGCGGACGCGCTGCAGGCGGCGGCGATCGATGACTTCGCCGAGAGCTTCTCGGTCGACCAGATGCCGGCGTTTGTCACCAGCGACGCGCTGTCGGTGTTCGGCGGTGGCCTCGGCAATATCGAGTCGGCGCTGGGATCCGCACGCGGCCTGCTGGCCAATCCGCTCGGCTCGCTGCAATCCCGCCTGCCCGGGCTGATCGGCGACTCTGCCGGCCTTGCCGGCTCGGTCTTCGGGATGTTTCGACGCGGGGATTCGGTGCTGACCGCCGCGCGCGGTCTGTTCGGCGGTGCGGGCGTCTATTCGATGAACCGCGACGCAGTGCGCGCACTGCTCGGCCTCAGCCAGCGATTCCAGGCGCCGGCGCGCCCGGCCTCGCTCTCGCCCAGCCGGCAGCGCTCGATCGAGAACGAGCGCGCGGCGAATGCACTGATGAGCCGGGCGATGCTGGTTCAGGCCGCCGGCATGACGGCCACGATGCCGCTGCCGGTCTATGACGACGCGGTCGAGATCCGCAAGCAGTTCAACGGCGCACTCGATGTCGAGTCGCTGACGGCCAGCGACGAGGTCTACACCGCGCTGCAGGACCTGCGCGCGAAGGTGCACGCCGACATCACGAACCGCCTCGCTTCGTCGGCCCGGCTGCAGACGATCCGGCCCAAGGGCGTGACGCCGGCGCTGGTGCTGGCGTACGACCACTACGGCGACGTGCGCCGGGAGCAGGAGCTGGTGGAAGCCAACCGCCTGTCCCGGCCCGGCTTCGTGCCTGCTGAACCCTTGAAAGTGCTCGCGGTATGAACGACGTCCGACTGCTGGTGAACGGCAAGGAGTATGGCGGCTGGAAAGACATTGAGATCACCGCCGGCATCGAGCGCCAGGTGCGCGACTTCACGCTTGCCGTGACCGACAGGTGGCCCGGCCAGCAGGATCTGCCGCGGCGGATTCGCCCGGGCGATGTTTGCGAGCTGTTCATCGGCAAGGACAAGCTGCTCACCGGCTACGTGGACGCCACGCCGATCCGCTACGACGGCAAGTCCGTCTCGGTTGGCGTGAAGGGCAGGAGCAAGACGGCCGACCTGGTCGACTGCTCGGCGGTGCATTCGCCGGGGCGCTGGAGCGGCGCGCGCGTCGATCGCATCGCCGCCGATCTGGCCCGGCCCTACGGGATCGAGGTGCAGGCGCAGGTGCCCGTCGGCGCGCCGATGACGCACGCGATCGACCAGGGCGAGTCGGTGTT